TCTCCATAAGCATTTTTAATTCCTCTATTAATTGTATCCATATAAGCCTTTTTATAGACTTGTATTATCTGTTGTTGCTGCTTATCAGTTAGTTCCTTTGGTTTGCTATTTAATTGATTATTTAAGGTCTTTAAATAATCAATTGTGTTCTGTTTTAACTTATCAACTGGTATATCAACACTAAATTCTGTTCTTGCCATACCTCCACCTCCTATACAATTTATTCTATTAAAAAAGGAGGTTTATTAACCCCCTTTACTGCTACTTAATGTAGCCTTTATATTTCTCTTTTAATATTTTTCCTCTCTCAGCAATGTCTCTTTTAAGTTCTGTTATTGTGTCCATATAATCTTTTTCTTTTTTATTTACTCTATCTTGTATCTCCTGAGGAACAAATCCACGTATTTTAATTTGTTCATTTATATCATATCTATTAGTGTATTGTATCTTCTTGAACTCAGCTAATAAATCTTGTAGTTGTGCCATTTCTCTACGTAGTTGATTGTCAGTGATAACTGTTACATATTGAGCTCCACATCTACATTCAAATCCTCTAATAATGATACATCCTTTTAATATGGCCAACTCTTTTTCTCTTGGATAAAACTCTCTGCCACATTTATCACATTTACATTTGAACTTCAATTGTTTTTCTCCTCTACGTCCTTTAGTCCATCCACCTTGTTTACTCATATCAATCAACCTCCTACACTTTTTTATCTACATATATAGTATAGAAAATTAGTTGTTTTTACTAATTGAGCCATTTAAATCGGCCATACTATTTTGAGTCATGTTGACTTTATCCATCTCATCTAAGATTTCATCGAACTCTTTATCAGCTTCCTCAGCAGAACCAAATTCTCTGATATAACTTTGTTTACTACGTACATTGGCTTCTACTTCTTTAATTGCTATTGTCTTAGTATCAACTTCATCATCTGGAATTGGATAGTTATGGTCTAAATCTAGACTTACTTTATATTGCATAGCTTGATTGATACTTGGGTCATCTGGATATAAGTTACTCTTTAACACTATTTCCTCAATTAATCTTAGCATCCATATAATCGCCTCATCCCAGGCTGACCATTTTTCTTCACAACGAGTAATAAGGTCATCATATAACATACGTAGGGCTTTACCACTGGCCACATTTACTAATGACTCAGGTAGTGGTTGCTCCATACATTCATACATATCTTTTTTAAGTCGTTCTAAGTATGCGTCGGCTGCACCTTGGAAGGTGAACTCACTACCAACCTTTTGTATAGTGGCTTGTTTATAGCTGCCATTAGAAGTACCCATTCCCAAAGATGTATCAGTTTTTATATCTAATATAGAACCTGGAGCAACAACTATACCTTCAATAGAAGCACTGTCTGCATCTATGAATGCAGTTTGGTCAAACATTGCAAATCTTAAACTGTCTCTGTAATCACTGACAGTCTTGTTATAATCTTCTTGCATATCCATTAAGTCTTTTACATCACTACGTCCTCTAATATCACCAGTAAGTCCATCATTGAATATAACTGCACATGGTATACAGCTCAATCCAGTATTCCATTCACTACGTATTTCTACTTGTTGCATCTGTTGTTCATCTTGTTCCTCACCAGCTATACTACTATTTAATATGTTTGGTACTTCGGCATAGGCTATTGTATTAGTACCATCTACTACCATATAAGTACACCAACATTCTTCGCCTCTCATCTCATATATCCATTTATGCCATCTTTGTTCGTTTTGTAGTTTACCGACTGTGGATTCATCTTGATATGCTATCTGAACTTTAATTAGTTTGTCACAATCGTTTGGGTCATACTCATATAAAAACTCAGGCATTGTATAAAATCTAAATTTGATAGGAGCATTGTCTATTGGATTGCCATAGTCATCTACATCTAACATTAATGCTAATAATACACGTTTACCTATAACACAGTCCATAAATGCTTTACTGAACTTATTCCAAAACTTTCCATCATCTAATATTTTCTCAAAGGCAATACGTTTATCATCAACTAGTGTTGGGTCAGTGCCATCTACACTCTTTACTACTATAGTAGGTGGAACACTGGTCATAAATCTACCTTGTTTCTTTAGTAATTTCTTTGTTAGGTTTCTTATCTCTCTTGTTGGTCTATAATCTCTATCTTTTACTGGCCATAGTTGGCCAGTTCCATCTTCTAAATCATCTTCTAACTGCTCAGGTCTACCTTCATAGAATTCATAGTAAGCTTTTACTTGTTGAAGTTCTTCTAGGAATCTTCTATCTGTACTGTATAATCCTACTAAGGCTCTATCTATACTGTTATACAAACTCATTATTATCATCCTCCTTTTAATATATAGCACCTTTACCACTTAATACTCTTAGTGCATCATCTAATGTTCTATAGTTAATACTGTCTGTCATTACTGCATAACGTATTTTATCCATAGCATGGTCATTCATCTTTAGTATTTCTTCCACGCCTTTGTCCAGTTTGTCTTCATCCCAACAATATGAACCAAATTCTTCAATATCACTTCTACAGCTTGGGTCTAGTGTAAATCTATCTTGATTTAACAGATAACTCACTAGTTGAATTCCAAGCTCAACATTATTCTTAGCTGGTACTACTTTGATATTATGTCGTTGGAAGAACTTATTCTTCTTTACTTCTACTATCAGTGGAGCTGCACTTGGGTCAATTGTTATGTACTCAGGCATTACATTATTCTCTTGTATAAATGCAATTAAATCTGTCACGTACTCAGCAACAGTTTTCTGTCCTTCTTTTCTACCATTATGATAGTAACTTGCTATTTGGTGATATCTCTTTGTAGGAGCATAATATCCAAATATTCCAAAAGTAGTAGCATTCTGTATACCAAAGTCAGCACTAATAAATATTCTCGTCCAATTAAGACTTAATTTCTTAGCATGTCTATCAGGGTCAAACATTGGATATATAACTCCATCTGCCATTACCCACAGTCCTAATATAAATCTCTTGTAAAACACTCCACTGTACATTGATTTATATCTCTCTATGACTTCTTGACTTAAACTTAAATTATCTTCCATTGTAAAATGTATATGTAGTGCGTTTCTCTCTTTACTCTTTTGAACCCATTCCTGATTGAACCAGTGGAAAGGACTATCAGGGTTACAGTTGAACCAAAACTTAGCTCCTGTTACTGAACAACGAGCAGTCGCTTGATTGACAAAAGATTGTGGCATTAATGCTACTTCATCAAAGAATACTCCTGCTAATGTTATCCCTTGTATTAAGTCTTGTGAACTCTCATCCTTTCCACCAAATATATAAAAGTAGTTTATTGCTTTTCTAATATTACCTTGTTTTGTCTTCCATGTTCTGCTAATAGTTAATAGGTTCTCACTTCTATTGTCATGTACCATATAGCCTCTACTCATTAACATCTGTTTTAATGGCTGAACTACGTTTCTTCTACAAGATGCTATTGTCTTACCACACAATGCAAAGTTCATTCCATTATATCTCTCTGTAGCCCAGTTTATGTAGCTGAAACTCATACAGACTGTCTTACCACTACGTACTGCTCCATCACATATCAATGCAGTGTTGTTCTTATATCGTGGGTCTAGCCACCATGATAGTACTTGTATTTGTTTTGCACTAAATGGTTTCCATCCGAAAGGTACTACCTTATTAATCTTGCTCATACTCATCACCTTCATTGATACGTTTTAAGGAATCTGCTAATATTGCTACAAAGTCATCTTGTACACTCTCATCACCACCAAGTCCTGCAATAGCTTTTTTAAGTTCCATCTGTTCGTATTTCATCTTAAGTTCCATTGCTTCTTTAAATGGAATAGTACCAGTACACTCATCTAAGAATGTCTTTATGGCCACCATATTCTGTATTGCCTGAGCTAATTTAAAATGAGATATCTTTCCTTCTTTGTCTAATATACTGCTGCTATTGTCTACCATTGATTGTTCCCATAAACATAGTAGCTTATAGCCCGCTTGATAATATCTATCTACTAACTCTTTATTGGCATCTACATATACTGCTTGGCATTTATCTAGTGCTAATTGTTTTGTTGCTTTTCTTTTCTCAGCCCAACCTTCTCCATGTATTAGTTTACTCAATGTACTGTTACTTATATTCCATTTCTCACACAATTGTTTATGAGTCATATTAGCACAATAATCTAAGAATAATTGGTCAATCTCATCTCCTGTTAGTTTTGCTTTTCTCGCCATTATATCACCTACTTCCTAAAATGTTTTGGAGTATTATGGTAATGTTCTATCTCTATATCACCATCTATTCTCCTTTGTATTTGCTCTCTATATTTCTTACTATTACTCAATCTTACAAGGCTAACTAAAAAGTACTTGTTTACCTTCTTTGGTATCTTGTTATTGATAATACAATCAACTAAATACATTGCTTGTTTGTAACTATGAATGTGAGTATGTCCTTCTTCCCACTCCTTCTTTGTATTATATACTACAAATTCATCATGTTCCTCTCTTTGAAATACTACCATATATTTTTTAGCAAATACTTTTTTCATAAGACCATCCTCCTATCACAAATTTATATTAGTTATCAGTAACAATTATTAATGTAAGAATTCCTATTTTATGTCTTATTTTAGTACAATTAAAGTTCATTTAGGACTTAATTATATAGGTTTATTGGTTAATTTGTATTAAAAAAGGACAATTAATGTATTATTAATTGTCCTATTTGGTTGTTATTTAGTTGTATCTTGTACTTTTATTTGGTACTAAATCTTTTGTATATTCATTTATTGCTTGTGTTATACCATCAATAATTTTAGGTACGTCTTTTGGGTCTACACATCCTTCCTCTACTAATCCTTGTATTACTCTTACTACTATACTTGTTGCCTCTACCAATAAATCTTCACTACTACCATCTAACCATATATCTCCATCTTTACATGTAATCATACTAATCTTCCTCCTCTATATATTTTTCTTTTATTTTATCTAATAATACTATTCCTGATACTCCTGCTAAGTCAGCGTCTTCATCAAATTGTTCTAAATCTTCTATAGTCATTTCTCTTTCGCCCATTCTTTTCCACCATTTATCTACCATTTCATCTAATAATTTTTTATTTACCATACTATTCAACCTCCTTACTATGTTTATCTATCATAGCATTTAATAAGTCATCCATATCTACTCCTGCTTGTTCAGCATCTTTTTTTAGTTTCTTCATTTCTTCGTTACTCATTATGTGGTCATTCATTACTGGCCACCATTTTTCTATTAGTTCATTAGTTGCATACATTTCCCATGTTAATTTATCCATATCTATTCCTAATCCTCCTTTTATAATATCATTTACAGTTATTTCTTCCGCCTCCTCTTTTGGCTCCTCTTGTAGTGGTTTTATATGTTGCACTGTAGTTGATGTATCACTAGTATATTTATGGTTACTCTCTATAGCTACTTTTGTTGTTTGTGCTATTGTGTCTATCATGTTAAACTTAGCAGTTAATTCATCAACACCTGGTTGTAAGTTTTCTTTATTTTGCTCCACTATACTATCAATCAATGAAGATTGTAATGCAGTTAATTCATATAATAAATCCTTTAGTTCACCTTTTATTAAGCTACCCTTCTCCACTATTTGTACTCCTTTTTTAGTATCCACTGTTATTTTAATCATATAAAACCCTCCTATATATTTATATTATTTTTTATTTGTTGTGCAAATTCGTCTATAAAATCATTTACATGTTCCTTATCTAAATTATCCTTTTCTACTAATGTCATTATTATACTTATTGTGGCATTTAATAATTGCTCCAATATATCTTTTACTTCTCCTTTGACTCTTGTTTGTACAGTTCCATCCTCAGTTCTTTTTACTTTAATCATACTATTCCTCCTCCTCATTTTTAACTTCTACATAATATTTAGTTGTGTCTAAATTACCTAAGCTTAGTAATATGTATTTTAAATCTTCTATTGTAGAATGTCTATATATAAAACAATTCATGCCATTCTCTTTATTTAC